TACCCGCGAAATTCAGGGTCTGTCATCCCCTCCTTAATACTCTCAATAGTCTCTTTTGAAAGTGTGTTGTAGTAGTCGGGGTGATCCACAGCTTCCTTTAACGCCTCTTCGGTTGGTGGTTTTACGGTGACTATTGTTTCAAACCCCGGTGTTGTGTATGAACACCCAGCAGGATCAACATCTCTCTCAAAGAACCCCCCCTTAACCTCTGGAGTAGTATATTGTCCACTCATGTATATCTCCGCTTGATCTCTTCTAAGGACACCCATTCTAAATCATAATCCCCATCAACTACATTACGTTTAACGGCCAAGCCAGCACGGAAGTTTGCGTTGTCAGGACCAGCGTAATCCATGTGGTGGTCAAAATAGCAGCCAGCAGACAGGCCGTGGACAAACTGACCTTTAGCGTTTGTGTCCACAAAATAATTAAACTTGTGCCCGTGCCCAACTGTACCGCTACATTTAAGTTTTTGAATAACTCTTCGACCAATGAAGTCTCCGCTGATTGCATAGCCCTTCACCCCGCTGGTGTAGTAATGACAGTATGCTACACCATCCACTACGATATGCTCTAGAAAAGGGACTAGAGTACCATACCCATCAAACCCAATATCCTCCACCATCATAAGCCCATCAAACTCAGCAGAACTTTCCCCAGCTTTAGTAATTCTATGTTCGTGATTACCTACTAGGTGATATACCTTTGGTTTATACTGTTCCTTCTTATTCTTCGCCCGCATCTTATTGTACTTTTCAAGTGGTGCAAAAGTTCTTTTAAGAGCATCATGAGCATGGTCAATATCTTTAAGATACCTCTTACCCTCATGAGCCTTCTTCCCTTTATCATATGAAGACAGGCTATCCATACTAGCCCAGTCACCTATATTTACAATAACATCAGGCTTCAAATCCATTATGAAGCTGCCCAACCAGTCAAACCTATCGTTAGGAATTTCAGGCTGAGAGTGAGCATCCCCAATCACTAAATGTGTTCGCCCAACCATGCTATGCATTCCCCTGGGTTGGTGTGTCCTTGTTTAGGGTAATCTTACCCAGCCCCTTATCAATCCAAATCTTAACAGCATCAGCAAGGTCTATTAAATCCTTGGGGTAGTTGTCAACCATCCACATTGCCCCTCTCCACACCTTCAAAATACTACTGTCATCATCCTTGTAGCCTGGGGGAGCGTAGGCATAAAGCTCAAAAGATTTATCATCCTTGGGGGTCAAGATAATAGCGAAAGACCCCTCCCCCATTTTAATCTCACCATTCTCACTGTTAATCTCTGTTATTTTTTTATCCATTCTTTAGGTACCTTTCCATCTGACCACGGTATTCCAAATTTATCAGCCCACTCACCATACGTAGTCTTGCTACCCTTCCTTATCTTGTTCCTTGCATTTCCAAAGACGAACCTTATATCTGCATCAGGATGTTGCTCCTTCAAAAGTTGATGCTTCACTCTGTCACTGGTTTGAAGTCTCCCTTTAACCTCTATGAATATGTCCTGTTCTGGTAGATAGAAGTCTGGGATGTAGTTTGAAGGGTTGCGTTGGTATTCAAGCTTGTGCTTTTCATACTCATACTGGACTTCATATCTAGCTAGTTGCGCTGCTATTTGTACCTCCAAGTTTGAACGGAACCCAGACTTCTTTTTACTCATACTCCAACCGGACCCTTTCTGTTGTACAACTTCACTAACCTACTAATCCGCCCATTCAGGTATTCATACAGTTTGGGTGCCCTCTCCGGGAGCTGGGCTAAACCAGTACCAATACCCCCAGTTGGAAACACCACTACTCTACTCTCCCTCAGAAATATAGCCACCCTTTCCAAATCCTCATCTATCTGAGCTTTATGAAGTTCAAAGTCTTGGTCACTCCAAAATGCTCCAGCATCCATAGCCGGATAATTCTTGGTAGCGATACCAACAGTGTTGGAATGGTTTCGACAGATTTTCGCTAAACCTCCCATTCCTACCCTTTTCAAATTGTCCCCATATACATAGACACAAAAATCATTGTTAACCACATCTGAATTTGTTATTTTGTTTTGGAACATTATGGGCATCATTGCTCTCCAAAAAACTCATACTCAAGACAATCTTGACCGTCATCATGAGCAACTCGTGCAAATTCATATATATCACAACTCCCCACATTCACATCATCATAGTGACGCTTGTAGTGCCACCATTTACATAAACCACAATTTTGACTTATGTCTACACCTTTAACTATCATTTCTACTACCTCGTAGCATCATCCACCGTATGAACCGAGTACCAAACGGAACGTGGATTGTTGGACTTTGTGATGGCGGAAGGTTTGAAGACTGCTTCCGGCCAGCAGTGCGATATGAATTTGCAGAATGAGCAAGGGTTTGGTAGAAGTCTGTTTCCAGTTTGTGTTTTAATGACGTTTGGTTTTCTGCCTGTCTTGTAGAACTCGGGTTCATCGGGCAGTCGCACGTAGTCATCTGGGTTCTTCCTTAAATCCTTGATATTGTCAGCAACAACTTTTAAAGCCTTTTTCCTAATAGCACCATCTAGGATAGGTGTTTCAGTTACTGAGAACTCCCCAGACGCCTTATCAACTACAATCCACCCACCAAACGGCTTATTCCTACTCTCAGCGTACAAGTAGCCTTGAGGTATATAACCGAAAACATCATCATCCTCTATCTTATTAAACCCACCGAAAGCCCCACTGAACTTGGTGTTGAACGCAAAGCCACTGCTAGACTTGATATCCCAAACCTTGTCATCAATCTCAACATCCAAGGTCCCCTTCATATTGATACCACCAATTTGAAGTTCACACTGTTCTTGTTCCGCTTGAATTTCAATACCCGCTGCTTTCATTACAGCAATTGAAGCGGCTTCAATAAGATCACCCAACAAAAACCTCATAATTAAAGAGTTGTCAACACTCCCCTTGATCCCCTGTTGTTCAAGCTTCTGCTGACAGATTGGCCTACCAATCCCACTCATCCTTATGCTGTACTCATTAGACCTCTCATTGAACTGCCGCTCCAACGCCCTCCCACAGGCTTCCTTGAAGTCTTCTACTAAGCCAGGGGGCATTGTAGCTTCCCCCCGGTTAGCAGCTTCAAGGTACATGTTTATCTTGAAGAGGATTTCGTTCATGACTTAAAACGGAATTTCATCATCGGGGTCATCAACCTCTTCAAACTGAGCTTCCAGGGTGTCTTCAACATTGGTAGCAACACCCTTACGAGCCTCAACAAACTTATCAGCAACCCAAGCGTTGAAGCCACGGTAGGTCTTCATGAAGCCAAGCATGACCTCCTGCTCCTCCACCGGAAACTCATCAACTTCACCCGACATAACCGCTGAAGCAGCAAAGTAGTTGTTGCCACCCTTTTTCTTCTTCTCACTCTCCAACTTCAAGACAGTCATATGCCAGTTACGCTTGCGCTTTGAAAGCTCCTTCAAAATGCTGTCAGCACCGTTGTAGCTAGCACCCCTAGCCCGCCACACACAGGGTAGGTTCTCTACTACCTGTTTATTACCCTCAGCATCAGCACCTTCAAAACTCACCAAACCATACACCAACTGGGTGCATTTGACCTCTTTACTAAGCGCGGCTTCCGGGGAGTTGGGGTCCAAGCCCTTCAACTCGTCTTCAGAAAGCCTACCACACTTCTCAGTCCCTGTAGTGTCCAAGAAAGGACCCTTGTTAAAGCCCTCAAGCTGCACGGACTGTGAACTAAACTTAGCCTCTTCATTATCCCACACAGCGTAGGAGAAGGTGCGGAGGAATGGGCGGAACAAGACTGTCTCGCCAAACACCGTACCCCCAGCGTCTTTAGCAAACACCTGCCACTGACCACGGGGCAATTTGTTGCCGTCGTCATCCTCAGCGAAGTGGTTGATAGTCAGTTGAGGCAATCCTTGCGGACCCTCATAATTCTGCCCAGCAAGCCCACGGATTTCATCGTCAGACATCCCCTCCAAACTTTCAGGAATATCCTCCGGGTTTAGGTAGGCTTGAAGCGCGCTCTCCGTCTTATTTTCAACTACTGCAACATCTGTCATTCACTATTCTCCTCTCTCTCTAGTTTTCATTGTTCATTGTATGGGGCACTATACCATACTTTTGAAGGCCTGTCAACCCCCCTTTTTGTGGCAGTTTTCTGCCGTTTTTCCTAATCACCCAACCTCCCCCTTAAATATCTCATCCATTTCCAACCAATTCTTCCCCAACTTCAACTCAATACCCACAGGCATGTCATAGTCGATATTGTAGCGTTTGGCACACTCTTCCTTGGTAGCGAACATAGCCTCTTTCAAAATCTCCACACACTCCTCAACCTCGTCTGGATGCACATCTAGCACTATGCTGTCATGAACTGTATTACAAATCACAGATTTGAGTGCCTTTTCTGACATCTTCTTCCAGCATCTGACTAGGGCGATAGGTAGAAGGTCTGCGGTGGCAAAACCCTGCACCGGGTAGTTCTTGATCTTAGTTGCTTCAGCTACGTTACCATTACGTTGACGCCGTACCTTGCCAAAGAAATATTCTCTCCCAGAAGGTAGTACCAGAGTTCCTGTTTTAACCACCTGCTCAATAATCTTAACGTGCCACTTGTACACCCCCTCATACTTTTTAAGGAATGCATTGTAGTAGGCTTTCTCCTTCTCTGTTCCTTCCTTACCTCCATACAATGGTTTGAAGGTGTGTGCCTTCGCCGGATCGCGTTCAATACCGATAACATCAGCCGTGTACTGGTGAACATCTTCCCCATTCCTAACACCCTCATAGATTAGTGGGTCTTTGGATATGAAGCCACACCCACGGAATTCGAGCTGGCAATTATGGCTTAACATACCCTCGGCAATATATGTTTTAGTTGAGGTTTGGATAGCAACTACCTCTTGCTCACCCAGATACTCAATCTTCTGAATTATAGCTGGTTTAGTTCTTTTACCATAAGTACGCTTACCTTCCCACATTTTCCTAGACTTTGCCAACAAACGTACAGGGCGATACATACCAACAACTTTAACCCCCTGTTGTTGACCCTTAAACAACCATCTAGTACACCCTGTTTTGTTTATGGATTTACCAAACTCAAACCCCCTATCCTTCAATATTCTTTCAGCTTTTTCACACACAAGTAAATTATCACCAGCTTCTTTTTGCCCATAACCTACTTTTGTATTAAACACATATCCCTCTCCATCTAAAAACCCAGCTATCCACCCCCCATCATTTGAAGTATCTTCTTTCCAAGTATCACAATACTTAGATATTGTGTCTCCAACCTGTAAATTTAAAGTTGATCTCCATTGTGCCTTCTTTCTATCTCTTCTAGTAACCCACTGGTGGTCAGTACTACATGTAACCTCCCCAAATTGTGTAGTTATTTTCATACAAGGTTTATGTACTATCTTAGCCCCCTCCACTAAACTCTCTTCCAGCCTAATATCTCTCATAGAATTAAACTTCTCTTGAAAACCTATGAGTTTAGGATACACACCTAAGCTAACACTAGTCTTAATTTCTCTAGCAGTAACCCACCTCAAATCAGAAGTTAAAATTCTTGTGTGTGGGGCTACACAATAATCCCCCTCAAGTATATGACCACCTTCAAACCTAGACACAACAGCCCTACGAATTGGAAACTTACCCCCTTTGGGCATGTTCTGGAAGTTAGGGTCACTGCTTGATAGCCTCCCGGTAGCAGTATTAATCTGGTTCAGCTTGAAGTGAATGAACCCACCATCCATCAAGCCGCGCTTAATACCCTCAGCAAATGTGGAGATATAATTCTTGACAGCTCCTCTCCTAACCAGCTTGTGGAGAAACTCAGCAACCTCACCCCCAACATTATCAGCTATCTTCTTCAAATCATGCTTGTCAGTTTTGAAGCCGTTAGCAGTCGTTTGATTTATGTTCGTTGGTATTACTTTGAAGCCAGCAATCTTCTTCTCTTTAATATAAATGACACCTTCCCCCTCACAGGCACTACACTTTGTAGGCTTTTTATAGAAGGCACCATCCTTCCTAACTTTAAAGTACTTCCCCCACCCCTTACATTTGGGGCATTGTTTAGCTCTTGTCTTACGTAAAACGGTAGAGTGTTCGCTAATCTTTCTTTGAAGCATCCCCCTTTTCAAATTAAACCTGTAAGCATTCTTACCTGTCTTGGGGTCCTTCCTGATATTGAAGACTTGTTTCCAGAGGTGTTTGTTTTTAACGGCGCGGCTGTAAATCAACTTGGACTTGTCGTCAGGGCTGCCCAGGTTGATTGGGGTATCCCCTACAACTTCCCGTACCTTGGTTTGAAGCCACTCATCAAGCTCTAACAACTCCTGCCTGAACTCCTCATGCACCTCGTCCAAGACTTGCTCATCTATTTTCAAGCCAGCCCGCTCTATGTCTGTTATAACTTGGCAGACTTCGTTTGTTAGTTTGATTGTGGGTAGAAGAGACACTATATAGCCTCAAAAAACTCATCAGCAAAAGACTTATTATAACCTAACAACATCAAACCCCACACTATTCTGTAGGATACCCATAATATAGCAATAGTCCCAAACAAACAAGGTGTACGCCTGACAGTATCATACCAAGGACACAGATCAGC